CACGAACAGCAATTTTTAAGCCGCGCTCATCAGTAAACCCAGCAATGTCAATGAGCATTTGCTCTAAAGACGTCTCGTTCAAGTCTGCCGCAGTAGACAGCAAGTTACGCTGGTTACCAGACAGAGAAGGGTGAGACGAAGAGCATAATGCAACGCCATCACCAATAGCTGAAGCACCTGCTGTAAAAGCATTGTTCAGAATGGTAGCAGCTTTGATTTGCTTAGTTTGAGACATCGATCTAGCCAGCGCACGGGTATAACGTGCAGCTAGTCGGTCATAAAGGTTATCTTCGATAGCTTCTTCCGTAATCGAAAATGCCAACGCTATGGTCTCATGCGTATAACGAGCAGTATAAGTTTCCTGCGCGTCATCGAATGAAATGCCACTGCCTTCTGATTTAACAGGGGCAGTTCCAAAGCCTGACAACATTACCTCTTCTTCAAAGGCTCGATCCGAAGACTCTTCTTCAAAGATTTCTCCGCTTTCGTTGTCATAACGATCATATTCCAGCCCGAACAAAGCATTAAGGCCGGGTTCAAGCTCTTTCGCCAGTTGGGCGCGAGTAATAGGCATGAATCTTCTCCTTTACCTTAGATGCCAGTTGTAGTGGCTGTTGTTTGAGAGTCGAATCGTGCATTCGGTGAGTTGTAATGTGCATTTATTCTCACAATCAACGGAATACCGGCAGCAGTAAAATCACTGTTTGCATCGTCATCGACAATACCCATGATTTTAAGCGGCAAAGTAGCCGTGGTTGCGATAGTAGATACACCCAACGCCGAATTAGATCGACCGGTGTCAGTTGAACCCGTTCGTGCAGAGGTTCCCAAGCTTGCGTTAGCAAAAACAGCAGCTAGTGCTGTAGAACGATCAGTCAAAGACGCATCGCTTGCAACTTGGAAAGTTTGCATCGGATTATCAGCAACAAGAGCTTTGACAGGATGATTCGTGTCAACACTCGCGTTGTTTGATCCGGGCCAGTAGTTTTTAAATACGGTTGCTTTAGTAGAAGAGTCTACATACTCAACGCCTACCAAAACACCTAGCGCGGCAGTTGTACCGCCAGCAGTGTCACCAGCTTGATCAATCACGCCAGCGGCGAGAGGGATCACTAAGCTGTATTGATAAATAGCGTTGGTGTTGTCAGAAGCAATTTCATACTTCGTAACACCAGTAGAGTTTGCAGCACTTCCTGTTAGTCCAATAGGACGCAGACCGTAAGCAGTTTCTTGATTTGCCATAAAGTTACCTTACCTTACTTACGTGGACCACCAAAAGTTACACGTGATTGACGATCAGGTTTGTCAATCACCATTGTTGAGTGCGCGTTTTCTCGCATCATATCCGAATCAAGGGATTCCAGTTGATCAGCGTGACGATCTCTAAAATAATCAGTCCGCTCTTCAACCGTTTCTAGCGGTATTCTTGCAAGAAGCAGCCCGCCTACACCAAATACACCCTCGTATCTACCGGAGTCCATAACAGGAGCTTCAAAATCAGGGTATTCATCTTTGCGGACTAGTTCATAGCCCTCTCGGAGTCGGCCAGAAATGTTGGTTCTGTCATCAAAACCACGTACTTCTGCACGAATCCAACGATGTTTAAACCCTTCCGGTGCTTCAGGGGCATCTAATTTAGACGGTGGTTGCCACGGCTTACGCCTTTCCGTAGCTGACCTATTTGATTTTGCGCGAGAAGTCTTTTTAATCGCCGCCATTTCTTCATTTGAAACATCAGACATATATTACTCCTTCACGTATCTAGCGTATTCTTCGAGTGGCACTCCCAATCGTTTGGCAATCGTAACTTGGCTCGGGGAGAGTCGAACCTTTTTGCCGCGCCCAGATGAGCTAGAACGAGAAACACTGGCGACTGTCTGAGCGGTACGGCGCGGTGTTGTTGTAGTAGTTTCCTCTTCATTAAATTTATGAGGAAATTCCTCTCTCATCCTTGAATCTAGTTCATCATAATATTCGTCGCTCTTCGGGTCAAACCCTTCTTCTTCGACCATTTTCTTGTGTAATCCAAAAGCAGCAAACGTCATAGTGTAGTCATCGCCAAACCAAGAATTATTTTCCGCCCAAGCTTCTGCTTTAGGGTCGGGTTCTTGTGGTGGAGCTGGCTGCATCGGCTGCGCTGATTGTTGTGGAACCTTAAACTCAGGAGCCTGCTGCGTTTCTGTTGTAGCTTGCTGTCGTT